CGTTATACACCTCTGCCTTCACTCCAAGTACGACAGCCCTGACCCGCGTCGGCTCCGGTTCGCTGACTTTCACGCGCGGCGGGGCCGTTGAGTATCTGGTTGTTGGGGGTGGGGGTGGTGGTGGCGCGGGTCGGGTTGTTCATGGCTGGCTCGGGTCGGGGGTTTGGGTCGGGTCGGGGGTTTGGGTCGGGGTGGCTCAGGCCGGGCGGCTCAGGCGGCTCAGGCTAGTGGGTTCTCAGTGAAGCGGCCGGTCAGTGAGTTCCGCCATCGGGTCCCGAAGCCTCGGGTGTCCTCGGCCGCGGCGCGGGCGCCTGCGTGGTACTCCGACGCGGCGGCGCTGCGCCATGCGGCGGGTGCGAGGTCGGTGTAGTGGCCCACCCCAGCCGAGCGAGCGAGACGGGCGCAACTGCGCTCGTCGAAGTCCACAGGCAGGAGCAGGCCGCGCTCGTCGCCGTTCCAGATGGGCGCAAAGTCCTCGTCCTCGAGGGGCTGGTAGGCCCCGGCGAGCATGTCTTCGTAGCCGCGCTGGAAGGGGTTCATGGGTTGCCTCGTGGGGTCGCTCTGCCTGAAGGGCGGGTTGCTCTGCCTGAAGGGCGGGTTGCTCTGCCTGAAGGGCGGGTTGCTCTACCTGAAGGGCGGGTCGCTCTGCCTAAAGGGCGGGTTGCTCTGCCTGAAGGGCGGGTTGCTCTGCCTGAAGGGCGGGTTGCTCTACCTGGAGGGAGTCTAGGTCACGTTTCTGTTGTTGGCTAGAGGAAACCACCCCTGGGCAGGGTTGTCACCACCCACCTCCCTCGCCGTCGCACTCGTGGCACTCCTCGGCGCCCTCGCAGTCGGGGCAGCCGTCGTCCCCGTACAGCCGGTCGATCTCGTCGCTGCTCATGCCGTGGCAGGTCTGGCAGACGCCCGAGCCGCCGCAGGCCCGCCAGGCCGCCTCGAAGTGGGCTTCCATGCTCGCGCAGGGCGCAAGGCAGTTGCCTCGGAGACAGTAGGTAGTGCAGCCGCGCATCACTCGCCACCGAGCTTGGCCGCCCGCTCGATCGCGCTGATCGCGTCTTGTGGGTCGGTCATCGCGGGCTCACCGGGTAGTGGCGGCCTCGGAGGTCGCGGAGGTAAATCAGCCGCCCGGCGACCGGCCGACGAGAGCGCCGGAGCGCCGCCAGGAGGCGCGCGGCGAGAGAGGGGCGGCGAAGGTCCGCCCGAGTGCGGTAGCGGGTCACCACTCACCTCCCTCGCCGTCGCAGTCGGGGCACTCCTCGGCGCCCTCGCACAGCGGGCAGCCGTCGTCCCCGTACAGCCGGTCGATCTCGTCGCTGCTCATGCCGTGGCAGCGCGGGCACCTGCGCGAGCCACCGCACGTCTCGCAGGTGTCCTCAAGGAAGGCTTCCATGCTCCCGCAAGGCGAGAGGCAGGTGCCGCGGAGACAGTAGGTAGTGCAGCCGCGCATCACTCACCCCCCTCGATCGCCGCGACGAGCGCGGGGTTGATCGGGCTGATCGTGCAGATCGTGAACCACGCGGCGGCGCGGCCCCACATGCCCGAACCAGTCGGGTAGACGACCGCGACCACGCGGGCGCAGCGGCCCGTCTGCGCGGCCTGGGCGGCGGACTCGATCGCGGCCTCCAGCGACCACTCGCCGTCCGCGGTGTCGTCGTCGTCGACCGCGACGCCGTAGCGGTAGCGGCCGTTGGGCGGCTCGTAGCCGTCGGGGATCGGGGGGAGCTCGTCGGGGATTGGGGGAAGCTCGGTCTTCGTCGTCATCGCTCTGTCCTCCTGTTGCTGGGCCTCGGGCCCGGGGCACCCCGGGCGCAGCGCCCCCGAAGGGGCGCGGGCTCCTTGTTGGTTGGTCACCTCGTTGAGGGACATGGTGGTGGGCGAGGTCTGCTTGAAGTTCATGGTCGGCTCCTTGTGTCCTGAACCTAGGCGCCAGCAGCGGGGGCGACAAGGTTTTCTCTGTGTTGCGGTCGTTTTTTCCTGCAGCCCCTCAGGCGGGCCCAAAGCGGACCTTGATCGAGCCCATCTCCCTCTCATCCCCGTCAAGCCACCACTCGCGCCCGCCGGACGCCTCCAAGGACTCCACGCGGAACGAGATGTCGTCGGCCACCGGCTCGCCGTTCTCGAGGTACACCGCGTCGAGCACGGCCTCCACGGCCGCGTCGGTGGTCCCGTGGGAGTCGACGAGCTCGGCTTGGCCGCGCATGCCCTCGGTGAGGCCGAGGCAGGCCATGACCCGGCGGGCCTCGGACCCCCAAGGCATGTAGCTGGGCAGCGGGTCGTACCCGCGGCACAGCCGCACGACCAGCCAACCGACCGTTTCGACGAGCAGCGGCTCGCGCTTGTCGCGGTAGCACAGCCACAGCGCGGAGCCGGTCCGCTCCAGCCGCGCGCCGATGTCGGCCATGGCCTCGTGCAGGTCTTCGTATTCGGGGAAGTCGGTCATCGCGCGTTCTCTCCGGGCGCCGCGCCCCCCCGAGGGGTCGCGGCCTTGTTGTTGTCGCGGCCCGAGGCGATCTCCTCATCGAGGACTCCCATGCGGGCCTCGATGCAGGCGGTCAAGTCGGTGATCGTCGTGAAAGTCATGGTCCTAGTCCTCCTTGTTCTTGGCGTCGATGACGTCGATGGTCATCACGCACATGCGGCGGGCGTGCGCGCGGTGCTGCTCGTCGTCGACGTGCCGGTACCGATGCCAGCGCATCACGTCTCCCGCCGATCGCGGCCAGTAGCCCGCGTCAATCGCGGCGATCTCAGCCATGCGCTCACGACGCTCCTGTGCCCGGTCTTCTTCGTTGTTCCAGTCCATGTTCGCTCCTAGTCGTCCAGCAGTGCGTCTTCGGCCTCTTCGGCCTCAAAAACCTCGTCCTCCAGCACGTCGATGACGTAGGGGGCGTCGTTGCGCACGAGCCCTGCCTCGAGGCGGCGGTGGACCGTCCGGTAACCGTAGCGGCGCGACCCGCGGGGGCCGACGTGCTCGGCCACGGGGAGGATGGCGCAGCCCGGGTTGCGGGTGATGTAGTCCAGGGCTTCGGCCATGCGGGGGCCGATGCGGGTGGGGGTGTTGGGGGTCATGGCTTCCCTGTCGGTGGGGGTCACTTCGCCACCGCCTTCCCGTCACGCAGAGTGACGGCCATCACCTTGCGCAGCTTCCCGTAGCGCACGAAGAAGCGCTCGACGCTGTTCTGCTGCAGGTCGTTCCGGTTCGCGTAGCGCCCGGTCACGCTGCAGCGGAAATCCTTGTCCGCGTTCAGGTCCTCGATGACGGCGCGCTTGCTGCTGTAGTCGCGCCCGTAGGCGGGGGCCAGAGTCAAGGTCATGGTCTGTGCTCCTGGGGGCGCCCGGGAGGGCGCCCTCGTTCGTTGGGGTTCAGGCGAGGGGCAGGGCGGCCCTTGTTGTGCTTACGCTAAATCCGCTGGTTTTCGGCGGCAATGGTTGTTTGTCAAGCGTTTGTCAAGCGTTTGTCAAGACCATAAACTCGGCTCGGTGGGGCTTAGTGGCGGGGTGTGCCGGCACTGTACCAGTTGGCCTGGTACATACTTTTGCTAGTCCTGATCGACCTTATAGACCCATGTACCAGTGTTCCACCTATTGAGAGGCATTTGAAAAATTCAAGTAAGGCGATTCTAGTGGTACACGTGAAAACGCGCCGGAAATGCCGATCAGCACTAGCAGAAGTCTGTACCAGCGGTCAGGCCGATGTGCCGGCACGACACCCGGGGCGAACAAGGACGGCTCCTGTGGGTTGTGGGTCTGTCAAGAAAGTGTCAAGGGTGTCAAGCGCTTGTCAGGAGACCCCCGGAGGAGACCCCCGGAGGAGACCCCCGGAGGAGACCCCCGGAAGAGACCCCCGGAGGAGACCCCCGGAAAGGACCCCCGGAAGAGCCGAGCCGCCTAGGGCTCCGCTTCCGCTGGCGCCGGTCCGGGCCGTTCTTGAGGTCGGTGTGGCTTGAACAGACCCACCGCACTGGCGAGCGCAAGCGCGAGCGCGATCACGAGCGCGACCTGGCCCGCTAGGCGCAGGTCTTCGTCGGGGTCTGGGGTGTGCAAGCCCACCTCCTCCAAAGCTTTGCGGAGGGGCACTAGGTGCCCTCGATGGTGGTGGGCGCGACGGTGCCACCCGCGCCGTCGGTCCGGGCCCACCGAAGGCCTAAACCGCCGTCAGGGCTCCACTCCCCGGCTTCGTACTCGTACTCGATCCACTCCGTGATGGCGGACAGGAGCGCATCCCACCGGGGCCCTTCCCAGTACATGGCAGCGGCGCCGCCGTCCGTCAGGCCGAGACGCGTCCCCATGGCATAGATGGCGGCGTGTGCGAGCTCTTCCGGGTCCGTGGTGGGCGACACCTGGACCCCGCAAGAGGGGCAGGCGCTGGGGGGCGCCGCGTCCGCGTACGCCTTGACCAACCTCCGGCAGGCTTCGATGTGCTTTTCCATGGTCTTCTTCCTTCGTTGTGTCGCGCGCTCGCGCGCAGGGGCACCCCCACGCTGGGCGCCCCCTCCCGCGGGAGGGGGCGGGAGCAGCGCTAGCTGGTGCGGTAGATGTAGAAGCACTCCCCCGTGTCGGGGTCCCGCTCTTCGTATTCGGTGCCGTCGTAGGGGCTCAGGCAGTGCCCGCGCCCGTCGTGCCTCGCGTCGCGCTTCCACGCGTCCCGGTCGAAGTAGTGTTGCAGCGTCCCCGGCAGGTCGGGCAGCACGCAGTCGTCGAGGTACGAGTCGAGCGCAGCGTCCCACGCGAGGTCCGCCTCGTCGTCGGTCAGGACGGCGAATTCGCCCCCGCAGGTGTCGTAGGACACACCCTCCCCGTAGAGCCCCTCGCCGTCTTCGTAGAGCTCCGCGGCGAGCGCTTCGACCACGGCGTCGAACCGGACGGAGGCGCCGGTCCCGTCGTGTTGGAACGAGTTCGTCCCGGAGTCGTAGACGTAGGGCTCGGGAGCGTTGTCGTAGGACAGCCAGAGGATGTGCCGCGCGAGCGCGCAGGCGCGGGGGTCGGGCTTCTCGGTCGCTTCGTTGGTCATGGTCGGTCTCCGTTCAGCGGTAGGACAGCGCCGCGGCGAGAATCACTAGGGCGCACAGGGGATGGGGGAGGGAGAGGAGCGCGGCGAGGGGCTCAAGGTTCGCCGCGGTCTGCTCGATCGCGGCTCCCCACATGCGCGCACACTCTGGCGAGGCATTGAAAATGGACAGAACCGGATCCCCGGCTGGGTACAGAGCGGGGGTCACGACGCCCCCCGGATCCGCTCATAGACATAGGCGGGCTCTTCGTCGTTATCGTCGCCCGTCCATTCGCCGTCTTCGTCGACGGGCGATCCTTCGCAGGCGCTGGGGCGGTAGTCGAGCGCGCAGGACACCGCATAGAGGTCACACCACTGCCCGCCGTGCCATTCGACGCAGAACCAGTACAAGCCCCGGGCGAGGTCGAAGAGCACGCACTGCTCATCCTCGTCGGCCTCCGGCCATCGGGCGTTGATGTAGTTGAGGACCCCGCGCGGGGACCAATCGAAGCTTTCGGGCAATTCGTAGACGCTTTCCATAGCGCACCTCCTGAGGTCTTTTTACTAATCGGCGGAGAAAAAGGCAAGGGGGAAAATTGTAAGCGCTCCGCCTAGCGCCCGCGCACGCGCAGGGGCACCCCCGCACATCGGCGCGCCCTTGCGGGCGCGCCCGCGCATGACTTAGGCTCCGGGGGATGTGTATTGGGATGGGCCGGCGGTCACGGTGGCGACGGCGGCAGGGATGAGGATGATGATGCAGTAGAGGAGCATGGTCTTTCCGGTGGTTGGTCGGCGGGCGCCCGGGAGGGCGCCCTGTCCGGTGGGGGTTTAGGCGAGGGGCAGGGCGGGGTGGCCTTTGGTGCTTCGATGGGTCTGTAGTGCGTTCTGAGCCCTTCTAGTGCTCGAACCATGGGCCGCAAAGACCACGTGCGCACCTGGTCTAGCGCATGCCATACAATCCGCACAGCCGACTTCAACGCGTTGTGCCGGACAGGGCAGGACAGTAGTGCGGACGCGACTAGCAGCGCGCTTAATTTCGCGCGCTTCGGTGTCGGTGAACGATTGTCCGTCCTTTGTGGGGACCACACTAGATACCGTGGTCCAACCCATGGCGCGCGCTTCGGCCGCGTCGGTGGGGTCGTCCAGCGACGCAACGCAATTGACGTTGCCCGGCAGGGACGCGGCCCACGCGGCGACGTCGGGGTCTCGCCACGCGTGCGTGTAGGTCCAGCCGACCAAATCCGGGCGGAGTTTATGTGCCCGCTTGATTGTGTCGCGGTAGACCGAGCCATCGGGCCCTACTACATCCCCGGAGACGTTCCAGCGTACAAGCGCGTCCTGAGGCAAGGCGAGAGCCCATGCGAGGGGATCAAACGTCGCGCCCTTACCGCCCGCTTCGATGGGTGCGCCGCGCCGACTGTGCAGTGCTACGTTACCTCCCTGCGCATAACAGCCGGCGTCAAGCAATGCGCAGGACGACGGGCACGTATGACCGACAGGTCGGTACGTGGCGAAGACGGCTCGACGCTTGTGGACGCCCCTCAATTTGTCATTACTGCTAGCACTTTTCGTGCCAAAGCCCATAACGGTAGTGTGGGTCATTTTGTTTGTCTCCGGCGTCGCACCGTGCGACTAGGTAGATACTACCACGCTTTCGCGAAAAAGGTGCCTAGGGGTCGTAGCTTGTGTCCCCTAACACAGGGGGGGCTCGTCTCAAAATAGCCCCCTACGTGCACAAACACGGCACCCCCATCTCCACCCCCATCCCCAGCCCCTGCTACGCTGCCATCCCGTGGGCACGCAGCACCAGATCGAGGCCGCGCAGGACCTCGCGATCAACCACCTCTACCACTTCGTCCGCGCGATGTGGTCGGTGGTCGAGCCCTCCCGCAAGTTCGAGACCAACTGGCACATCGAGGCGATGTGCTGGGAGATCGAGAAGATGGGGGACGGGCTCACGGACGGCACCACGGACCGACTGACGATCAACGTCCCGCCCGGCTCCATGAAGAGCCTCGCGGTCAGCGTCTTCCGCCCGTCCTGGAAGACGCTCCGCAACCCGGGCCTCGTCAGCGTCTACCTCGCGCACACCGAGGGGCTCAGCAAGCGGGACGCGCAGAAGTACCGAGACATCGTCAAGAGCCCCCGCTACCGCTCGCTCGTGGCCAGGCACGTCAAGAACCTGTGCCGCGAGCTCCGCGAGCTCGAGCCCGAGGCCCGCGAGCGGCGCAGGCTGGAGATCGGGGCCTACAACAACCTCATCCCCAGCACCTTCGGCAAGACGCGCCGCCAGGCCGAGCCCGTGTTCGACAAGTACGTGCAGCGCCCGCTCGAGGGCTCGTCTGCGCGCAACACCCACCGGGACTCGAGCACGCCCGCCGTGCCGAGCCTGATCTGGAGCATCCGCAAGGACCAGGACCAGTTGCTCAACATGGGCACAACCCTGCGCGGCGCCCGCATCGCCCAGCCCATCAAGGCGGGCCTGACCGGCAAGCGCGGCGACGACCTTGTGATCGACGACCCCCACGACGTCGCGGACGCGATCGAGGGCAGCGCCGAGACCATCGCCAAGCGCATGGACGAGCGCGTGACCCGCGTCGACCAGGTGGCGAGCACCCGCCTGAACGACCAGCGCTACGGCAAGCACTCCTTCACGCTCATCATGCAGCGTGTGCACGTGCTCGACCTCGCCGGCCGCGAGATCGAGCGCACCCGCGAGGCGATGGCGTACTGGAAGGCGCTGGCCGCCTTCGAGCGCCACCGCGACGAGGCCGAGGCCAAGGCTAGGTCGGAAGCCGAGGCCGCCGAAGCGAAGGCCGAGGAGGGCGCCCCCGGCGCCCCCGGCGCCGAGGAGAGCGGGACCGCCTACGAGCGCGCCTACGCCGACGCGCTTCGCAGGCACATGGGCGACGCACAGGAGCCCCCGAAGCCGAAGCACGCGGACGGCTACAGGCGCAGCCGCGTGGTCACCATCCCCATGCGGGCGGTGGACCCGAGGAAGTTGACGAAGCGGGACGATCCCATCCCCTACGAGTGGGACCCTAGGTGGTCGGTGCCGGTCCACGCCGAGGGCGCCGCCGCGGAGGCCGAGGCCGAAGAGGGCAAGGTCCTAGCGGTCGTCGCCGCCGCCGCCGCCGCGGACGTCAGGGCCGCACTGGATGGCTGGTACACCCCCGAGGGCGGTCTGCCATCCGAGCTCCGGCAGAGGCAAGAGGCGTGGGCGAGGGCGGAGCTCGGCCTCGTCACCAACGCGCTGGGCGACATGGTGCCCGTCGATACCGCTCCGGCCTACTACCTGACCTACGACGGGCCCAGGGGCCTCGGCGCGCTGATGGACCCCGGGCGCATGCCGGAGTACACCGTCCGTTCGCTTGAGGCTCGACTGGAGGACCAGGCCGAGGCGCAGTTGCAGCAGAACCCCCGCCCCACCAAGGGCGCGATGTTCGACAAGCCGCTGAAGAACTGCCGGAAGTACTTCGAGCACCCCGCAGTGATCGCCGCGCGCTGCGACCTGTTGTTCTCGGTGGACGCCTCGTTCGGCTCGGAGAAGACGACGGCGAGCAAGGTGGCGCTGACGTTGTGGGGTCGTCCGCTGGACAACAACGACGCCGGGCTGAACCCGAAGGACATGTACTTCCTTGACCGCCTAGCCCAGCGCATGACCTTCCTCGACACTCTGGCCGCGCTGGCGGGCTGGATGGAGAAGTGGCCGACGGTCCGGCTCAAGCTCGTCGAGGCCAAGGCCAACGGACCGGCCATCATCGAGGTGCTCAACCAGCACTTCGCCGGCGTCGTGCCCTTCGACCCAGGGCGCTCAAGCAAGGAGGAGCGAGCCTCGGTCATGGCGCCCTACATGGACTCGGGCGACATTTGGGTCCCGGCGGGGCACTACAACGACACCACCATCGCCCGGAACCCCCACACGCCGTGGTGGTGGGGCGAGGGCGCGGCCCAGGAGGAGTTCGCCACGTTCCCGAAGGGCCGCAGCGACGACACCGTGGATAGCGCCGCCAATGCGGTCATCTACATGACGTCGGGGCGCATGGGCTCGCGAGGGTACTCCCTGCAGTACCTGGTCGACGAGGACCAGGAGAACTTCCTGCCGGGAGAGACGGAGGGGCCCGCCTTCATGGGCCTGGCGGGGTTCCTGGGGCGGCGGCCGGTGGGGTGGCTGAAGGGGTGATGGCGCGGACGAGGGCGCGAGGGAGGGCCCCCACCCCCAACCCTGACAACGCTTTCTGCGCGACCGTGCGCTAGGCTCCCCGCATGGCCACCGACGAAACCACCACTGCCACCCAGGCCGAGGCCGACTACGAGCGCATGCTCATGGAGGCGTCCGGCCTTGCCCAGGGCCGCGCGCCCAGCCTGCCGCACGCCCCCAGGCTCTCCCTGGACAGCCTCATCAACCGCATGTCGGGCATGGGGGTCAAGGAGCAGGACCGCAGCCGCAACACGGTGGTGGACACCGACGCCCCCGAGCTCGACAAGCCCTCCCTCAAGCACATCGCCATGCACGACGGCTACGTCGTGCGGTACTTCAACGACCAGGTCAACGCGGCCATCCGCCGGGGCTGGTACCTGAAGAGCGGGATGGACGAGCACCGCGGCGTGTTCGACGCCGAGGACAAGCGCCTGGGCCTGAAGCGGAACCTTAGGGAGGGCTTCGGTCACGCCCTCGAGCAGGGCGCCGCACTCATCCTCATGGTGCTCGACGACGGTCTGCCCCCCGACCAGCCCCTGAACATCGACAAGGTGCGGCGCATCGACGCGCTCCACATGTTCGAGGTCGACGAGTTCGAGGCCGTCGAGTGGGTGGTCGACCCCCACGATCCCAACTGGCGCGAGGTCCGCCTGTGGCAGATCACGCCGCAGACCCCCAGCCGCGTCGCGTCGACCGGGGACGGCCGCCCGGGCGGCACGCTCGACGGCTACGGCAACAGCACCTTCCGCGTGCATACCAGCCGGTGCCTGTACATCCCCGGGCGCATCACCACGCCCCGGCGTCGCATTGATAACCTAGGCAAGGACCGCTCGTACCTGCACGCGCTGTGGGACAGTCTCGTCTCGCTCTACACGGTGAACAAGGCGGGCGCTGAGAGTGCCGCGCGCCTGCAGATGTACATGCTCAAGGTCAAGGGCATGAGCTCGATGAACGCGAGCTCTGCGTGGACGACCACGAAGCAGCGCATCAAGAGCTTCGCGACCGGCCTGGGCATCTTCGGCATGGGCATCATCGGGGACGAGGACGAGCTCGTCGTCGCCAACGCCAACGCCTCGGGCTACGACCAACTGAAGAAGGGCGCCGAGGGCAGTTGGGCCGCCGTGACCGGCCAGGACCGCAAGCAGGCGTTCGGGGAGACCGGAGGTGGCCTGAGCTCGTCGGGTGACACCGAGCGGGACGAACGCGACCGGCGCACCAGTGACATCCAGGAGACCCACCTCCGGCCCATTCTTGAGGTCTATTACGACATCCAGATCGGGGTCATGGCGAAGAGGGGACCGGAGGCGGAGGGCGACGCCGCCGCCTTCAACGACCGCGTGGAGACGCTCCGCGGCGCCCGCCTGGAGTTCGAACCGCTCGAGGCCATGACCGACAAGGCCCGGACGGACATGTACCGGCACCAGGCCGAGGCCGACATGATGTACCTCCGCGAGGAGGTGTTCACGCCCGAGGAGCTCCGCGAGGCCCGGAGCAGGAGCATCGTCGGCTTCCCGGTCGTGCGTGGCCGGGTCAAGTCGACCGGCCTGACCACACCCACGCTGACGGCGCTGCAGTTGGTGGCGAGCGTCGACCCCGAGGCGGCAGGCAACATCGCCCTGGCCCTGCTCAAGGGCGAGGAGCCGGACTGGCCCGACAAGATCAAGAAGTACGAGCCCTCTGCGTCGGCCGTGGCCCCGGGCGCGCCCGAACAGCCCGGCAAGCCCGACGGCCGCGCCACGGGACAGGTGGGCAAGGCCAAGGCCACAAGCAGGGGCGGCAACGCGGGCAAGGGCTAGGGGCCCCAAGCAGCAGCGCCCCGGCCAAAGCCGAGGCGCTGGGAGGAAGGCCCCAGGAGGGCGGCCACCAGGGAGACGACGGCCTTCAGCCCCGCGTGGCCTTACGGGGCACCGCGCCGCCGCCGAAGCGGTGCTTGGTCACGGTCGTGACGACGTTGACCACGAAGGCGTCGAAGCCGAGGTCCTCGATCGCGACCTGGGCGCGGTGGGGGCTGCTGTAGGCGATGGCGAGGCCTACCTTCGCCGACCATTTCGCGACGCCTCCGTTGATGAAGTACAGGAAGTTGCCGTCGGGCGCGTACTTCGCGATGGCGTACTGCGTCGTCGTGTCGACCACGGCCTTGCCGGGGGTGGTGCTGAAGTGCCTGTCGTTGGGGGTCATGTCGCTCTCCTCAGGCTCCCGCCCATCTGTGGCCAGAAGCGGCCGTCCGTCTGTGGCCCCGCAGGGCCGATGTGTGATGGTGTTCCCGGCAGGAGTCGAACCTGCGACCGTCCGCTTAGGAGGCGGGCGCTCTATCCGCTGAGCTACGGGAACCCTCGGGAGCAACGCTAGTGCTGCGGCAGCGGCGTGGCCACGGTTTCTGCCCGCCGCTGCCGCCCGCCGCCGCGCCCTAGGCCCGCGCCATCGACCCGACCACACTTTCTCCGGCTCGCTGCTAGTCTTCGATCATGCCGCTGGACGCGCCCCAGGACACCATCCCCCAGGAGATCATCGACGAGCTCCTCGCCACGTGCCCGCCCACCGAGGACGAGGTGCGCGTGGTCGTCGACCGCGGCGTGATGCTCAGGCAGCCTCGGCCGAACGGCAACGGCGGCTGGCTCATCGACGCGTTCGTGACTCGGCCGGGTGTCTTCGAGTACCCCTGGGGCAAGGTGTTGGTCACGCCCGAGCTCCTTCACGACCCCGAGACCCTCCGTACCTTCCGCCAGAAGCCGGTGACGGTAGAGCACCCCGAGGTGGGGTACGTCATCATCGACAACTACGAGGCCGAGTCGGTGGGGATGAGCGGCGAGCGCACGGACGTGGCGGAAGACGGCCGCGTCCGCATGACCCTGAACATCACCACGAAGCGTGGCGTGGATGCGGTTCGGAAGGCGCAGTCGATCTGGAACGACGGCACCAAGCCGAAGCACGAGATCAGCCTGGGCTGCCTGACCGCGCACCGCAAGGAGTCCGGCAACCACGAGCAGTTCGGGGAATACGACTTCGTTCGCACGATGATGGTTGCGAACCACATCGCGCTCACCGACAATGGGCGTGCCGGACCCGATGTGCGGATCCGAAACGACAGCCGGAACGGGGACAAGACCAAGGTAGGTCCGCCCGGAGACCCCGGCAACGAAACCTCGCGAGGAGCCATGTCGGCCGAACTCGAAGCGAAGATCACCGCCCTCACCGCCGACCTGGCCCGCGTGACCGCGCAGTTGGGTGAGCGGGACACCAAGATCGAGGACCTTGAGGCCAAGCTCGAGGCGGCGGGGGAGACCAAGGTCACCCTTGACTCCAAGGTCACCGACCTGGAGGCGGCCGTGGCCGCGCACCCGGAGCAGGTCCAGAAGGACCGCATTTGGCGGCGCACCCTCGACAGCATGGTCGAGAAGACCATCGGCTTCGAGGAAGCGGACAAGCTCGACACCGAAGCCCTGGAGGCCAAGCTCGTCGAGAAGCTTGAACTCCCCGTCGTGTCGCTGGACTCCGTCCCCGCAGGCGTGGCCCATCGCATGGCGATCGAGTACCACCTGAAGCACGGCAAGCCCGACGCCTACTCGGCGCTGAACGGTGGCACCCGCACCAACAAGACCTCCGGCAACCCCTTCGGTGACATCGACCTCACCGGCACCTCGAAGGACCGCTCCTGATGTCGAACCTCTACCCCACCACGTTCCAGGGCCGCCTGCGTGAGTTCCACGTCGGCATGGCTGCCGGCACCAAGCACTGCGACCGGGTCGACGGCGTCGCCTCGACCCCGCAGAGCAGGCAGGTCGACACCCTCGTCGTCGACAACGCCGTCGCGAGCACCGCGTACACCTTCACCTTCGAGGGCGTGGCCTACACGTACACCTCGGCCTCGGGCTCGCCCACGAAGGCGGAGATCGCGGAGGGCATCCGCGACCTCGCCATGTCGAAGAGCGCCATCGCCACCAAGGCGACGGTGACCTTCGCCAGCGACACCGTGACCTTCACGGCGGTCTTCGCGGGCACGGCCTACGCGTTCACGCTGACCGAGTCGGACGCCAACCTGACCCACGCCACCACGGCCGCCGCCGATGCCTCGGGCATCACCTTCGGCCGGGCGGTGGTCAGCCGCGGCTACCCCACCGCCGCGAACAGCAACGCCCGCAACGACAGCCAGGAGCAGTTCGCCCAGGCGAGCACCGCCAACCTGGTCGCGCAGGCGGACGTGTGGACCCTGGCCGATCCGAGTTCGGGTGACGTCTTCGCGTCGATCTCGATTCGGGGCGTCGAGGCCGCCGACCTCGCCGTCTCGGTCGCCTACGACACCGACCTCGGCACCACCATCGCCGCGCTGGACGCCGCACTGGACCAGGCGCTGGCCGACAACGGCTGGGACGCCTACATCACCATCACCTCGGACGCCACCACGATCACGGCCACGGCCACGTTCGCGGGCGTCGACTTCGACTTCAAGGTCGGCTCCGAGGCGACGGCGGCCCACAGCAAGTCCAGCAACAAGGGCTGGGTCAGCGGCTCGAGCGCCTACACCTCGTTCTTCGACGCCTTCCGGGGCATGGCGAGGCGGGACTCGCGCATCCGCGCGACCTCGGTCGGCTCCGCGCCCACCGCCTACCCCGCCAACGAGCACGTCGTCTGCCTGCTCACCGGCGAGCTCGCCGTCTACAGCGGCGAGGCCGTCACGCTCGGCGGGCAGGTCTTCGTCGACCTGAACGTCGGCGCCACCGCCGGGCGCTTCTACGCCTCCGGCGCCGCTGGCCGCCTCCCGCTGCCGAAGGCGATGGCGCGCTGGCTGCGCACCGACAACAGCACCTCCGGCACCAGCGCGGTGTCGACCCTTGAGCTCAACCGGCTGACCGCCTGAGAGGACTGACCGTCATGCCCCTTGGAATCATCGACGCGGGCGCCTGGGCCGCCAACGGAGGTCAGGGCGAAGCCCCGGTCTTCGGCCAGCAGGACCACTCCGGCTTCTACGCCGGTCTGGCCCGGGCCGCCCACTACGGCGCGCAGAACCCCGGAGCGGACAACCAGCCCGCGACGACCCGCCTGACCCTCGACAGCATCTCGCGGCGCTTCCTCCACGCCGTCCAGCCTACGCTGGGCGCGGAGCGCATCCTCGCCATGTCCCTCGGGGACGTGAAGAACGCGCTGGACTCGTTCTCGCCCGTCGGTGGGGCCTCCATCAACGTGAACGACTTCGTGCAGGTCTTCGCGGAGGTCATCAACGAGCCTCGCACCCAACTGACGTTCACGTCGCTGTTCCCGGCCGCGCAGAGCATCCGCGAGGACGCACGCGAGTTCGAGATCCGCGCCGAGTACGTGGCCGGTGCGGCGCGCATCTGGTACGGCGGCGACGACCTGCAGGTCGCCAGCCACTCGCGCGAGTCCGAGCGCCGGCCGATCCGCACGATCGCCGCGGCAGTCAAGCTCGACACCTTCGACCGCCAGTGGGAGAGCACGCTGGGCATCGACGCGTGGGCCACGGACATGCGCACGCAGTTGCGCGCCATGGACGAGCTCTCGGAGGCCATCTTTTGGGAGGGCGCCGAGGAGCACGGGCTGTACGGCCTCATGAACCTGCCGGGTCAGCCCCGCCAGGAGGTCACGGGCATCACCTTCGGCGCCAACCTGAGCACGGTGAGCGACTTCGACGCCGCGAAGAACGCCATCCTCGGCGTCCTGCAGTCGCAGTACCTCACCCACCTCGGCCGGGCGGGCAACCCCGACACGGTCATCGGCTCGCCGCGCTTCCTCACCTACATGAGGAGCCAGGTGCACCCGGAGCAGCCCAACCTGACCCTGTTCGCTGCGGTGAACGCGGTCATGCCGGGCCTGACCTGGCGCGAGGACCCCTACATGACCGGCAACGGTCCGGGCGGCCTCGACGTCATGGTCATCGGCAACAGCGCCGACTTCCCCGAGTACATCCTGCCCGGCGGTATCAAGGCCACGCCCATCATCCCCGAGGGCTGGGGCTTCATGATCAAGCAGGCCATGTGGCGTCGCATCGGCGGCCTCCGCATGCGCCCGATGGGCAAGATCCGCACCCTGATCGCCTACGTCGACTGCACCTACGGCAGCTGATCGGGCGGGCCCGGCGCCCACACCAAGCAAAGGCCCCGTTCGTTGACTCGGACGGGGCCTTTGCTTGTCGGGGAACCGCAGCAGCACTAGGCTACGACACGAAAGGAGGGCGACATGCCCAAGAAGAAGACCGACGAGACCGCCGAGGCCAGCAGCGACGGCGCGGAGAAGACCGACACCCCCACCACGACCACCACCCCCAAGGACCTGGTCGAGATCACCAACCACACGGCGGCGGAGCTCCGCTTCCGCTACGAGCTCGACGGCCAGAAGGGCGGCGTGGACATCGAGGGCAACACCTACCGCGCCGCGGCCAACCGCGCCGTCGTGCACCGCCGGGTCTACGACGCCATCAAGACGGGCAAGGCGTTCTCGGCGCTGCGGGCCGAGAACGTCAAGGACCGCAACAAGGGCCTCGAGGTCCGCGCCGTCGGGAGCGTGGTCTAGACCCCACAAGAGAGGGGCGCCACATGGCGCCGCCTGGGTGGATCGACCGCTGAGGGGTTCGAGTCCCCTCCCTCTAACCACACACAGCGCCGCCCCCACACCGGGGGCGGCGTTGCTCGTTCTGCGTGCTACGCTCGGCGCATGGCTACCGCAGACCTCTTCCGCGAGCTCGGCCCGGAGTACGCCGCCTTGGCGGACGACGTCATCGAGCCGTGGCTCACTCGCGCTGGCATCCGCATCGACGCGGATTTCAACGGCGCCTACCGCAACGACGCCGTGGCGCTGCTCGCGCTGCACCTCTACACGATGGCGCAGCCTGCGAGCGCGGGGGGCGGCGGAGGCGTGGGCGGTGTCGTCGCCCGCCGGCGTGCGCGCAACTGGGAGATCGCTTACGCGCAGGGCGGCGCGTCGTCGTCCACGGGCGGGGACTCGTTCGAGCAGACGTCCTACGGCCGCCAGTACCTTGAGCTCCTCCACATCGCGGGCATGGGCGCCCCCCAGGGGCTGTTCCCGAGCACCGTGGTGCTGCTGTAGGGCGGGTCGGAAGGCCCGCGGGCCCAACGGCCTCCGGTTCGGAGACACCATGTCCGGCATCAAGCTCGAGTGGAAGGACGAGGGTTGGGCCCAGTTCATGGCCGACCTCGAGCGGGTCGGCAACGCCGGACTGCACGTCGGCATCGACGAGAAGGACCAGCACCCGAGCGGCAGGCAGACCGCCGCCATCGCGGCCTGGAACGAGTACGGTACGGAGGTCAACCACCAGGGCCGACCCATCCCGGAGCGCCCCGCCTTCCGCACCACCGTGCGTAGGGAGCAGCCCCGCCTGGCGAGACGGATGGCTGAGGCCGTCAAGGGCGTGCTAGGCGGGCGGGAGAACCTTGAGGGGGCGTTGCAGGAGATCGGGGACGACCTCGTGCAGAGCCTTCGGGAAGCTGTGCAGGACTGGGCCGTGCCGCCCAACGCCGCTCGCACGATCAAGCGGAAGGGTGAGAACAACCCCCTCGTCGAGACGAAGCACCTGCAGAGCGCCATCCAGGCCAAGGTCGACGGCGCTGCGAAGGTTGACCCTCGCGGGCGCGGCTCGAAGCTCCGCGACCCGCTGACGGGCCGGTTCGTCTAACCGCAGAGGGCTGGTTCACCGCCCCCCTACCGTCAGTCCAGCGACCCCACTGACAGGCGCCCCATGTAGGCGAGCATGTCGAAGGTCTTCGGCTCCACGACCGCGATGGAGGGCTCTTCGTCCTCCTCGTACAGCACCTCGGCCTCGCAGGGCTCCGAGACCATGTAGGGGAGCACGTCCTCAAGGAACTGCTGGATCTCGCCCTCGTAGTTCTTGAGCGAGCAGCACACGTTCCAGACGCGCCCGTCCAGGTCGCATGCGTTGTCCTCCCAGTCGTCGGGCATGTACAGGACGATGCCGAAGGGGACGCAGTCGGCTCGGCCCACGAAGGCCCACCTCCGCAGCCAGGGGAGGTGGTTGTGCTCCTTGAGCGCGTGGAACCACCTACGCCCGGTCCAGGCGGGCGCGCTGTTCAGGGACTTCACCACCGACAGGCCCTCGTCGTTGAGGGTCACCTTGAAGCGCAGGCCGGTGTACATGCCCATGTCAGGCCCCCTTGCCGGACCCGAGGCAGCCCATGGCCGACAACCGGTCGTGGTACTTGTGGGTCATGTCGTTCTCCGCTTCGGCTAGGACGCCCTGGGCGTCCAAGCACGCAGCGAGCACACCGAGCGCTTGCTGCTGGGTGTCGACGGGTTGGGCCACGCCGTAGGTGAGCGCCCCGAAGCACTCGAACATGGTCGAGTCCACGATGTCGCACAGCCTCATGTACCCCCTCACGGCTTCCTTGCGCACCTGGGACGCGTTGCGGAGCTCCTTGAGTGCCTGACGCGCTCGCTGCTCGGCCTCGGTCGGTACGTCGGTGAGCGGGTCGGTCTTGTCGTTGGTCGCCCCGCCGGGGTGGTGTCGTCGTTCATGGTGTCTCCTTCCCAGCAAGGCTAGGGTGCGCGCTGCTAGTCTGACCACATGATCTTCAACCGCACGCTCACGTACTACCGCTACGGCGCGGCCGTGCCCAACGCGCAGGGCGGGGACGACTACCCCTCTCCGACCACAGGCACGTTCGTGGCGTCGGTGCAGCGCCCTGCTCGGCCGCTGATGCGCGAGTGGCTGCGCGTTCGGGACCAGGCGGGCATTCGCACCGACGACGCGTGGTACGTGGACACCGCGACCGACCTCCGCACCTTCAACGAGCCCGCCGGTGTGCCCGCCGACCGCGTCGACATCGTGGACGAGCTCGGCAACACGCTGACCTACGAGGTCTGCTCGTCGCAGGCGGTCGAGGGCCCGATCCCGCACTGGGAGTGCATCGTCTGCCGCGTGGCCGAGGGCAAGCAGTGAGCATCCGCAACGACCTGGTGCAGGCCGCCCGCACGTGGCTGAAGGCCGCCGCGACCCTGACCGACGCGCAGGTCAAGGACGCGCACCGCGCCTTCCAGGTGCCCCAGGGGGACTACCTCGTCGTGCGCTGCCTCACGCCGGGGCGCCTGCTCACGCTCTCCCCCGAGAAGGAGTACGTCGACAACGCGGGCACCATGCAGGTCGTGGTCGGCGGCAAGTACGAAGCCGACCTAGCCGTGCAAGCGTTCGGGGACAGCGCCCTGGACTGGCTCGAGGACGCCCGGCTGGCCCTCGCCACGTGGTCGATGATGGACACCACCCACGCCGAGGGCGTCGCGTTCCTGGCGGGCGACGTCGTCTCCCTGAACGAGCTCATGCCCGCCACCGTGCAGCCCCGGGCCGTGATGGACGTGAAGGCGTGGTACAGGGTCCGTAGGGCCCCGGAGACCGTCGTGCAACTCGAATCGGTTGACCTGGGCCTGACCATCAACGAGACTGGCGGTGCACCCCTGACGGTGTCCAGCACGCTCCCCCTCCCGTAGCCCCCGACGAGGCTCTTCGACGCATGGCCACCAACCTCGCCCCCCTGCTCCACACGTTCAACATCAACCTGGCTGCGGCGTCGCTGACGCCGGAGGGCTTCGGTCTCCTGACCATGCTCGTCGACCAGGCCCAGGGCACGGGCAACGACCTGGGTTCGGGCACCCCCCGCTACGTGGAGATCACCACGCTCGCGGCGGCGCAGGCCCTGCGGACGGCCAGCTACATCTCCGCTGAGGTGCTGGCGCTCATCACGCCGGTGTTCGACGCAGGCATGCCTCGCTCGAGCCGGGGCATCCGGCTCGTCCGCGTGGACACCGCTGCGGGAACCCCGGAGACCTACTCCGACGCTTACACCATCTACGACGGGCTCGGCCTCTCGAACGTGTGGGCCATCCTCACGGACAGCCGCGTCCCCTCGGTCATGGCCGCGCTGGCGGCCACGGTCGAGAGCACCGGCAAGCACGTCTACTTCATCCAGGACGACGACGGCGACTGGGTAACCACCGGCGGCGTGCCCTCCGCGTTCACCGGCCTAGTCGAGTACGAGCGCCTCGTCGTGGTCAGCAACGACACCGACACCGACCCCAGCGATGTCGCCTGGGTCGCCAACCGCACCGCGTGGAACGTGGACGAGGTCAGCGTCGGCTGGGGCTGCAAGCTCTACGGCATCACCGGCCCGGCCACCGACCTGACCCAGGCCGAGGCGGGCTTCGCCTTCACCAACAACGCCAACATCATCGGCGCTTACGGTGCGACGGACTACTTCATCCGCAAGGGCGTGAACATCTCCGGCACGCAGGTCAAGGTCCTGCTCAGCCGGGACGTGCTACGCGCCCGCATCGACGAGGACGTGCAGAACCTCGTCGTCTCCCTCAGCGGGCAGGGCCTGTTCGTGCCCGCCAACCAGGACGGCGTCGACATGATCCTGGGCCTGGTCACCAACCGCCTCGAGCGCATGAGCCGGGCGGGACACTTCGACTCCTACGCGACGCCCACCGCCTCGGTGAGCGGCACCTCCATGACCGTCTCGGGCACCGCCAACGCTGCCAAGGAGACGATCTCCTACACCTTCAACTTCGACCTCACCTGATCGGCCACCGACCGCCCGGGGCCCCGACCGACAACAAGGCCACCGGCCGACCAGCCCCGACCAACCGCCCTTCGGCCACGAGGCCCTGACCGGCCACCCTGGAGCATTCGATGCCCACGCCTCCGCAGACCCCCGTCACGCACAACCCGGCAGCGCACACCGTGTCCATCGGTGGCCTCCAGATCTTCGGGTTCGGTGAGCAGTCGGGCATCACCTACGAGCCCAAGACCCAGGCCGAGGTCACGAAGGGGATCGACGGCGCCGTCGCGGTGAACTTCCGCTCGGACAGCCGCCACCGCGAGGTGAGCATCACCGTCCTGAACGGCTCGATGGGCGCGAAGAACCTCGCCATCCAGCGGGCGGCCCAGGCCACGGTGCTGTCGGCGGGCGGGCGCATCGCCGCCAACAACTACCAGCACAACGACCCGCAGAAGGGCACGACCACCAACGCGGCCGTCGCCGTGTTCCTGGACGACCCGCAGGGCGGCCTCGAGCAGAACGCGGGGGAGCTCACCTTCAAGCTCTTCCTCATCAACACCACCGAGACACAGAACACCCTCGCGGTGGTCTGACGTCGCCCCGCCCGAGCGCGCATGAGGCGCGCGGGGCGCAGAACCCGGGGGCGGGGGCGCCCCCACCCGAGAGGGCACCATGAGCGCGTTCAACTTCGAGTTCGTCTGCAAGGACGAGGACGGCAAGCAGCACACCTACAAGGGCCAGAAGCACTTCGTGGTCGACGGCTTCGAGCTCATGTCGCGCTGGAAGGCGATGGTGCTCCAGCCGCTCGCCTCGGCGTTCAACATCAGCGTGAAGGACCTCGACGTCGGCAAGATGCTCAAGGGCTCGGGCAGCGTCGAAGGCCGGATCACGGCGGGCGTGGACGGCGCCGCGGTAGGCGAGGCCATCAGCCGGGTGCTGACCTCCCCGAACGTCTTTGAGCTCTGCCGAAGCACCCTGAACCTCTGCCAGCGGGACGGGCAGGCCATCGTCAACGAGGCGCAGTTCGAACTCGCCTACCGCGGCAACTACGACGAGCTCCTCGCCGCCGCCTTCCTGGCCGCGAAGGCCAACGGTTTTTTCGGGCGGCTCGGTGGTCTGATCGACGGGCTGCCGAAGATCCTGGAAGCGGTGCAGAAGTCGGTCGACTCTTCGGGTTCGACGGAGAGCGACAGCGAGCAGTAGACCAGGCGGACCGAGACCTCGCGTACCCCTACTGGCTATACACGTTGGCGTTCGCGGAGGAGACGCGCTGCCGGGTCGAGGACCTGCTCAAGCGCCCCTTCGACGCCGTGTTCAGTGACCTAGTGATGCTCCGCCACGTGCGGGACATGCAGGACATCGCGCGCAGAGAGCAGGAGCAGGCACGGAAACGGGGCTAGGGTGTCAAGACGCCGCGTCACACGCGTTCAAGGCCCTCCAACGGGATCTGGAACATGGCCGCTGTGTCGGCCCACGGCTTGTCGCCCACGGTCACTCCTCCACGCTGACGCGCACGGTCCGCCCGCTGACCGTGTCGACGCACTCGATCGCGTTGCGGGTCGAGGTGCAGACGAGTTGGCGGTCGCTGTGCGTGGGCCTTGTTCCGACCCACGCGATCACGCCGAAGCCTAGGAACCCGACCACAAGCACCGCGATCACCACCATCTCGATCGTGCGCGTGTCCATCACTCGCCCTCCACGGTCGCGGGCCACGTCTCGACGCCCTTGCGGTCTTGGGCGGACCGAGGGCGTCCACCAGACCTGCGACGCGGCATGTTGACTAAATACAGCGCGTTGCCGTCCACATCAACCAGACGTATTTAGTCAACCATCCAACCGAGCACTCGCCGCTCACGAGCGATCCCCGCTCGCCGCCGCCGCCGACCTGCACCACTCCGAGCCGTTGAGCAGCATCATCAAGAACCGCATCGTCAGCATGTTGGCGGCCGGCAGCAGGTCGCCGCTGCTGGTGCTGCCGTCCGGGTGGCGCCAGTCCAGCCGCTCCCCGACCGGCGGCCACGTCTCGCGGTTGTCCACGTCGACCTCGACCCAGGGGGTTGGAGTTCTTCGTGTCTTCGCTCATCGCCTTCTCCCTACCGGCCCTCAGGGCCGCACACCCCAACCCTAGGTCCCCCACCGAACCCCTGTCCACGGTATCGTGCCTGTCATGGCTTCCTTCTCCAGCAGCGCCCGCAGCGTGCTCGGCCGCTTCTCCCTCGTCCTGGACGCGGACACCTCCAAGGCAGTCCGGCAGTTCGTGGGCGCGGCGTCCGTGCTCGTGGCCTTCGAGAGGGTCGTCACCGGCGTCGTCGGCGCCATCAAGGACATGGTCGACGTTACGGCCCAGGCGGGCGACAGCGCGGCCGTGCAGGCGGACGAGGTCGGGCTCAGCGCCGAGGCGTGGCAGGAGTACGCCTGGGCGGCGAAGATCGCGGGCACGTCCGTGGACAGGCTCCGCACCGCGCTCCGGCGCATGGGCGACAACGCCATCGACGCCCAGCGCGGCGCCGGCCAGGCGGTCAACGCCTTCGCGGAGATCTTCGGTTCCGTCGACAACATGCCGAAGAGCCAGGACGAACTCTTCACTCGCATCCTGAAGCACTTCCAGGACATGGGCAACAGCGCCGAGGCCATCCAGCGCAAGGGCGGCCTGATGGCGCAGATCTTCGGCCGCGCCGGCGCGAAGAGCGCCGCGCTCTTCAAGCTCGGGCCCGAGATGTTCGCCAAGCTCCGGCAGGAAGCCCGAGACTTGGGCATGGTCATCAGCGAGGACCTGGCCCGGGCGACGCAGAAGTACAACGACGAGCTCCTGCGCCTCAAGGGGGTCTGGACCGGCCTGCAGTACACGGTGGGGTCCCGGCTGCTGCCTCAGGCCACCAGCCTGGTCCTCATCACGAGGGAGTGGGCCGTCGAGCAGCGGTCCCTGATCCTAGCCGGGCTTGAGCCCTGGCTCCGCCTTGTCGAGAGCGGGCTCAACCAGGTCAAGTGGGTCATCGACCGACTGCAGCGCGGCATCAGGCAATTCATCGGACCCATCGAGTGGCTCACCGAGGCGTTCAGTTGGATGGGCATGGCCGTGGCGGTGGGCGGCACGCTCGTGCTCGGCGTCATGTTCCTAGCCGGTGCGGTGTCCCTGCTCGGGACGGCGTTCACGTTCGTGTCCACGTCGATGGCGGCGTTCTACGCGGTGGCTGCGCCCTTCATCTGGCCCGTGCTCGCCATCGCGGGCGTGTTCGTGATGGCGGCCGTTGCGGTCGACGACTTCATCACCTTCCTGCGGGGTGGGAAGTCGGTGCTCGGGGATTTCCTAGAGAAGACGGACTCCCTAGCCGACTTCTGGTCCGCCTGGAACGAGATCAAGGGCATCTTCGAGGACCTTGAGCCGTACTGGGAGTCGCTCAAGATCTACATGACGAGCCTGTCCACCATCATGGACAACCAACTCACGCCCGCGATTCAGCGCATGGCGAAGCCGCTCATGACGCTGGTCAAGTTGTTCACCAAGTTGACGCTGTGGCAAGCGAAGACCAGGGCATCACAGACGAGGCAGTTCATCGAGGGCACGGCGACGGGTGTCGAGGAGATGCAGCGCCGCTCACCGGCGGACGCGTTCAAAGACACGATGCAGTGGTTGTTCGGCCGAGGCGGACCGATGGGTGAGGCTCGGACCAGTGGCAAGATGCTTGTGAATGCCGCCAACTCCGGCCCCAGCAGCACGCTGATGCGCGGCTCGGAGATCGATCTGTCCGCTACGGACAGGTTCATCATGCCCACCACGACCATCAACATCAACGGGGTGCACGACCCTGAGGCGGTGGCGGCCGGGGTGCTTGAGGAGGCCAACCGGATCAGCAGCACCGCCGTCAACAACAGGGAGATGTGATGCTCCTCGCCCTCGGCGCCCCCGCCCTCGGCGCCCCCACGCAGACCAACCCCGGAGGCACACCATGACCACGCGCTTGATCCGAGACGCCGACGAGGCCGAACTCGAGCTCGACGTGGTCCGGTCGTTCATCATCCGCCCGAGCTACACCACGCCGCGGCACACGGTGGAGCAGGGCGCGAAGGTGCTTGACCACGTTCACGCGGAGCCCCTTGTGGTGGACATCGGCTTCCGCATCACCAGCAACCCGCTGCCCGACCAGGCCGGTGAGGAGGGCTGGGACCGCGTCGCCTACGCGAGCGACTTCCTGCGGGAGACGCCCTTCCTAGACCCGCCCACGCTGCGCATCGAGAGCGACGACCCGAAGATCGACGAGCTCGAGAACATGGTCATCCAGTCCGCGCCGGAGCGCAGCGACATGGCCTCGGGGAGGTCCGTGGACCTGACCATGACCCAGGCCCGCTTCGGCTCCGTGCGGCAGGTCGCCACGCCGGACCTCTCCGTGACGTCGAGAGGCAAGAAGAAGGACGGCAGCAACGGCACGGACGACGCGAACGACGAGGACATCTCGTGGTTCCGGCGCCTGATGAACACGGCGGGCATCACGAAGGGCAGTGGGTTCTAGGTCGGGGAGGAGGCCGCCAGCCACGCCTTGCGCGCTTCCCGGACGAGCGAGAAGCACTGTCTCGCGCTGCCACCCCAACCCTTGATTAGGTAGCCGCACCGATGGCCGGGCGCGTCCCGCACCACGAGCAGCACGAGGCCGTGCCTCTCATCCACGGCCGTCCACGTTGTCCGTCGGTTGGACCCCTCCTTCCGGTCGAACCTCACGGCGTGCCTCCCGCCGCCTTGCGCGCCCCACGCGGGCCGAACACGATCTCCCGCCGCCACGAGCGGTACCAGCGCTGCACCGGCTCGCCGCACCAACGGTGGTCCTGGACCGCTTCGCGCTGGCACAGCCTGTTGTAGGAGCGGAGCCTGTCGAACTCGTCCGGCTCCCACCCCACGTCCGGTCCCTCGGCGCAGGGCGGCGTCTCCGGGTGGTTCACCTCGAAGCTGCGGGCGCGCATCTCGTTCACGAGCGCGCGGTGACGGGCGCGCAACCACGAGGGCTTGTCGTAGAAGAAGCGCACGTGCCCCTTCCCGAGCGTGTACTGCGAAGGACGAGGACTTTTGCACCCGCTGCGCACCCACTTCGTGATGAGGGCGAACACGCGCGGGAGCTCGCGATACTCCGCGATCAGGTGCTTGTCGGTGAGGTAGGCAGGGTCGATGGTGTTGATGCGGGTCATGGTCGCCTCCGTGGTCCTACCCTAGGCAGCGCGCTCCGGGGCGGCCAACGCTTCTTGCTGGGGCGCCCCGGGGCGACTACCCTCTCCGCATGGCCGTCTGGTTCAGGTTCGACCCCACGCAGGAGCGCGAGACGCAGCACGACATCGAGCTCGGCTCGGGTAACGACGTGCGCTCGTTCACGATCCGCACGGAGTGGAGCAGGCGCATGGAGCAGTGGCTGTTCTCGATGTGGGACGGCGCCCTGAACGAGGCCGACCCCGGAGCCAACGCTATCTGCATCAACGTGCCCCTGCGCCCCGGCACGCCCATGGTGTTGGACACCAACCGCCTGCAGAGCACGCTGCCCCTCGGAGGGCTGGTGATCTGCCGCGGCCCCGAGAACTACGTACAGAGCGACCTGGGCGACGCCCTGCGCGTGGGCTGGTTCAAGTGGGACCTGGTGCCCGCCGCGGTCGACGACCTCGCCTACGACGTGGTGTAGGGCTGGACCTGGACCTGGAGCCCAGCGCCGGGCCCTAGGCTTCCCGCCCTGAGGCGGCTACCCTTTCTGCATGCCTGCTACCGCCCTCTTCCGTCGCAAGGTAGTCGTGCTCGTTGGGGAGCCCGGGGAGCAGGGACATGAACTGTCCTCGATCAACCCGGACAACAGCCCAGGCATGTCCATCGAGTTCCGCGTGGCCTACGCCAGGCGTAGGCAGCCCGGCAAGGCCACGATCAAGATCTACAACGTGTCCGACGACACCGCGGACATGCTCAAGAGCAAGACGGCGCTGGTGCGGCTGTCCGCCGGACACATCACCCGCGGCACGGCGGTCATGTTCGAGGGCAACCCGGTGCCTGGGGGGCTGAAGCACAAGCGCCAGGGCGGCGAGCGGGTGCTGGTGGTCGAGTGCCAGGACGGCGGGCGGCGGTACCGCGTCGGCCGCGTCTCGCTGTCCTACGGGCGGGAGACGCCCGCGCTCGAGGCGTTCAACGAGATCGTCCGGCAGACCGGCTACCCGAAGGGCAAGGAGGATCTCTCCACAGCCCTGCCGCTGGTGCGGGGCTGGGCCTTCGAGGGCACAGCGAGGGACGCGCTGGACGAGCTCGCCGGGCTTACCGATCGCGAGTGGTTCGTCCGGGACGGGCGCCTGTTCATGATCGACCCCAGGAGCGACACCGGGGAGCGCGTCGTGGTGGTGAGCGCCGAGGAGGGCAACCTGGTCGACTCCCCCACGCCCGTCCTGATCGACGACCTGCCCGGGCTTGAGGTGACGGCCCAACTGATCCCCGAGATGCGCCCCGGCCGCCTGTTCAAGGTGGAGAGCAAGGACCACAACGGGTACTGGGTCGCGAAGGAGGTCAGCCACGCGGGCACGTCCTTCGAGGGCGACTTCCAGACGGTGATGCGCGGGTTCAGGGTGCGCTGAAGACGAGGGCTTCCCACACGAAGACGAGAGCCGCCCTCCCGAAGGAGGACGGCCCTCTAGTCATGAGACCCAACTAGGCTGGGTTATCCAAAGCGCCCCGGGGGCGCGGGTCTAGCGCCGGGAGAACCGCTCGTCCACCTCCACGCGAGGGTCCACGACGGGCGACACGAACATGTTCGCAAGGTCAAGCACGTTTCGCAGGCACGCGTCCTTGCGCTCCAGCGGGTTGCGCAGGCGGGCCTGGAACTGCCTGTACTCGTGCGGGCTGAGCCGCTTGTGCTCGTGCGGGTCGAGCCTGAGAGTGTTGTTGCGGTTGTTGGGCATCAGGACAGCCAGAAGCCCACGCGGCGGAAGCGCTTCTTGGCTTCGGCATCCAGGGCGGGGCACGCGGGGTTGTCCATCTGCCGCTCGTAGGGCACGAAGCCCTCGCGACCGGCGCGGGGGTCCTCCGCGTTCGTGCTGCCCGCGTGCGCCGCCATCTGCTCGTACCACTCCGCCTTCCTGATGTCCTCCTCGGCGGCGCCCTTGCGCCCGGCCCGGAGGTGGTACTTCGCCGCGTTGCCGAGGCAGAAGTGGACGAAGCCCTCGTGCGTGAGGTAGTCCCGGATCGTGTCGATGGCCTCGCGCTCGCCGGCGTAGTGCGACGGCGCCGAGTCGAAGCCGGTGGCGTCGGCGGGCGGCAGGAACGGGGCGCCGTCGGTGGAGGCGCCTCCCTCCGGGTGGAAAGCCTCGTTCTCGTCGAACAAGGACAACTGGTAGGTCTTCCATCGGGTCATGCTCGTCTCCCTTCCCCGCAAGGCTAGGCCCTCGTCCGACGGGCGGCTACTCTTTCGACATGCTGACGCCCGAACAGGAAGAGATCGTCCTCGCGATCACCAAGGGCCAAATCGCCCTGCAGCACAAGGTCGCCTACGGCGTCGTCGAGGCGTTCACGCCGGCTACCGCGACCGAGGGTGCGACCGCCGACGTCGAGCTCGCGGTCAAGTTCCGGCGCAAGGTGGATGGCGTCGTCGAGACCTACTCCCCGCAGCCGCTCAGGAACGTGCCCGTGCAGTACGGTCGCGTCGTCTACCCGCTTGCGGTGGGGGACGAGGTCGCGATCTTCTTCTGCGACCGCGGCAGCGCCACCGCCTATGTGCGAGGCGGCACAGGCAACGAGCCCGACGGACTGAGGCGCAACGCGCTGAGCGACGCGTTCTGCGTGCCGATGGACTGGAGCCGGGCCGGGGGTGCGGCGGGGCACGTGGCGAACGCGCTGGTGCTCGACGTCACCGACCTGAGCGAGATCCGCCTAGGCAAGAACGCGTCCCTGGGCGTGGCCCGAGAGACGGACGAGGTCATGCCCCTAGCGGCGTGGGCGAGCTTCTTCACGGCTGTGGGCGCGGCGACGGGCGTGGCTGTGCCTGGCGGCACGTTTGCCCTCATCACCACATCCTCGAGCAAGGTGAAGGCCGAGTAGGGGCGCCTGATGGGGCGCACAAGACCCCCACCACCCTCGCTCGCCCTTCGGCTACCCTTCTCTCATGCCCCACGCCGTCGACTACGAGACCGACATCACCGCAACCACCGGCTTCGTTTCCGGTGCGGCAGCCATCCGCCGCAGGATGATCCACCGCCTTGAGCGCGTGGTGGGCGAGTGGGCCTTCGACCGCAGCAGGGGGCTGCTGCCCCAGGAGCAGATCAGGCCGTTCAGCGCGGTGGGCTTCCGTCGGCGCCTCCAGCGCGAGATCACGACCATGCCCGGCGTGCGCAGCGTGAGCATTCGGTCGGTGACCGAGACCGACGGCGCCGTCAGCGCAAGCGGGTCCGTGCTCCTGGAGAGCGGAGACACGCTCGCGCTTCAGGCCACGCTGCCCGGGCCCGCGCAGCAGAACCTCCCGCCGACCATCCTGGTGTTGATGCCGTAGGGCTTCGGCCAGAACTAGGTGGGCCTGCCTCGGCAGAGGGGCCTGCCTCGGCAGAGGGGCCTGCCTCGGCAGAAGGGCCTGCCTCGGCAGAAGGGCCTGCCTCGGCAGAGGGCTCGATGCGGGCTCGCCCGGGCGCCTCGTCCACGGTATCGTGCCCGACATGGCCTTCACCTCCGCCGGCATCACCATCGACACCGAGGACGAGACGTTCGAGGCCCTCGTCACCGCCTTCGAGGCGCAAACAGGGCTGTCCGTCGACCGCACGCGGGACGACGACCAACTCGTGCCTGCTCTGCTGCGCATCGTGGCCCGCGCGCTCCGCGCCCGCGACGAGGAGCGCGTCGAGATCTTCAACGCGGGCTCGCCCCGGTCGGCGTCCGGCCTGCGCCTGCACGAGATCCTGAGCCTAGTCACGGAGCCGCAGTCGGCCACCTACACGACCGACACCGCCGCCATCACCGCGACGGCGGGCACGTCCATCCCGGTCGGCAGCCTGGTCGAGATCAACGACACCCGCTTCCAGGTGACGCAGGGTGTGACCGCCACGGGCTCGGGCGACACCGTCATCATCCAGGCGCTCGAGGCTGGCGACGTGGCCCTGCCCGCCAGCACGGCGCTGGACATCGTCACGCCGGTGGTGGGGTGGACGGGCATCACCTCGTCCGCGGCCCCGTCCATCGGCCGCGCCCGGGAGAGCGACAGCGCCTTCTACACGCGCGCCACCACCAACCCGTCGAACGGCTACGGCAACATCAACGCCGTGCGCGCCGCCCTGCTCAAGCTCAGCTTCATCACCGCAGCGGAGGTGGTCGAGAACACGAGCTCGAGCGCAGCCACGGTGGACGGCATCAGCATGACCGCGCACAGCGTGGCGGTCATCGTCTGGCCGAGCACGCTGACCACGGCGCAGAAGGAGCAGGCCGCTGCCGTCATCCACCAACGCACCGCCATGGCGACGGAGTACATCCCGACCTCGAGCGCCGACGTGACCGTCCAGGTGACCAACAGCGGTGGAGGCACCACCGAGGTGCGCTTCGACTACGCCACCAGCGTCACCATCCCGCAGACCACGAACCTGACCTTGGCGGCAGGCTACGAACTTGCGGACGTGGAGTCGGAGTACCGAGCCGCGGTCATCGACTACTACAGCAACCTGACCGTGGGCCAGACCGTGCGCCGCCTTGAGCAGGCCGTGCTCGCGGCGGGCATCGAGGGCATCGTGGGGGCCGACATCAAGCCCAACGGCATCGCCACGGACTACACGCCGAACCGCAACGAGATCGTCCTGCTGGGCACGCACACGGTGGGGTGAGGGCCGACCGGACCCTCCTCCGTCCTAGGCCGCCGCGCTCCCAGCGGCTACCCTTTCGTGCATGTCGCTTCCCCCCTACACGATCGGCCTCGGCCACGAGGTGCAGGCCCTTGGGCCGAACGCCCCAGCCTTCTCCCTGAAGCACGACGTCACGGTGGTGCAGGACGGCGTGGCCCTGCTCCCGGGCGCCTGGCGCGTCCAGCCCAACATCAAGGCCCTGCTCAAGGCCGCGCTCCTAGCGATCCAGGAGCGCGCCGACGAGAACTGGGCCGTCTACACGGGCCAGAGCTTCTGGCTGGCGACGGGCACGGCGCTTGAGCAGTGGGCGCATCGCGTAGGCACCACGCGCGGTGGTCTGAGCGACGAGGAGCTCAGGAACTGGATCATGGCGAAGGTGCTGGCCGACAACAGCAAGGGCACCGCGGACAGCGCCCTGGACGTGCTCCTGGCGGCGACCCAGCCGCGCAAGGCCGAGTACATCAACCTGGGCTCGGGCTGCTGCCAACTGCAGATCTTCCGGGAGGAGCCCCTGGGGGCGATCCTGCGCGGGCGCGTGCACAGGCTCATGGAGAGCATCCAGCCCAACGGGCGGGAGATGCACGTCGTGGAGTGCGTCGTCGGCGCCCGAGGGCCCTACCGGGCCGACGGGCTGACGACGGCCGCTGGGCCGCTGGGGCGGGTGGTCTAGCCGAGGGGCCCCTAGCCGGGGCCCTGGTATCCGGGGTCGTCGACCACGAACTCGTCTTCGTGCCAGGGGTCGTCGTCCCAGAGGGCTTCCGAGTCCTCTTCGTCGTCCCATAGGCCGTCCGCGTCCTGCTCCGAATACTCGTCCCAGTCCTGCTCTGCGAGCCAGCCGAGGCGCCACCGATCGTAGTCCTTGGTGTGCCTCGGGTGCGGGTTCTTGTTCAGGCCCTCGCCGCGCAGGTACGCCTGGGACCCTTCGTCGAAGGGGGTGATGGTCATGCAGCCTCCGTCGCGGCGCCTTGCCGCTGGGGCGAGCCTAGGGCGCGTGGGGCGGGACCGTCCACCCTCGTCGCCTCACCGCCGGGCGTCAGGGCCGCCTGCCGCTCGCCTCGCCTCGCCTCGCTGCCCACGCCGTGCTGTGCTCCGCGCCCTCGCTGGGCTAACCTCCCCTGAACCACGAGGAGCCTATGCCCCGCCCGAGCACCTTCCCCACCCTGGACACCAACGGCACGCGGACCACCGCGCCGCTGAGCGCGAACCAGACCGACGGCTTCACAGAGAACCAGCAGGTCGCGAACTCGATCTGGAACTGGCTCTTCCACTGGATCCATGCCTGGATCGTGTACCTGGACGACATCGCGACCACGCAGTTCGGCGTCGAGCACGACGTGACGAGCGGCGTCCACACCGACGTGAACGCGGACAGCCTCAAGGCGCACGCGATCTACGTCGAGGACGACGTGTTCGGGTCGACCGCGCGAGTCGGCGCGATCATCGAATCGGCCGCCCGGTCTACGATCAGCACGACCGGGAACGCGATCGCAGACACGGTCCCAGCGAACACGATGACCAACAAGGGCGTCGTGCGGATGCAGGGGTCCGTCGAGCATTCCGCAGAGTCCACCGGGCCCTCGGTGATCGGCGTCGAGATCTCGGTCGCGGGCGCAGTCATCCAGTCCACAGGCATCACCACCCCAAGCGTGAACGACTGGATCGCGTGGGAGGCCGAGTTCGCGTACGACTCAGGCACCGGGAACATGCAGTACCACATCCGATTCCGGTCCAACGCGTCGCTCACCACCGCGGACGAGTTCGTGGGTGAGTTCGCGTTCACGGCCAGTTCGGATGCAATCTTCGCGGCGGCAGTCGCGTACACCGGAGGCACCGGCCTCACCGCCGTGGCTCGGGCGATGACGATCGAGCTCCACCTCCGAGGATGACCATGCACGCCCTGACACCCTTCCGCCCTCTCATCACCACCCTCCTCGCCGCCCTCCTTCTCGCCGCCTGCGACCCACCCATAGAGGGCGCGCCCGAGGGCACCCACGAGTACGCTTCGTCGCGCTGGTGCGACGTCTACTGCCAGCGTCTCGGGGACTCCTGCGGCTGGACCCAGGCCGAGGTCAACGACTGCGCCCGCAGCTACACGGGTCTGGACTGGCTCGCCTGCAAGGACGCGCTCGGTGACCTGGCCGGCGGCGGCGACGTGGCGTGCGATGCCGAGGGGGCGTTCGCCCTGTGATCTAGGGTGCCTCGCAGGCACCCGATCACGGACCGCAGAACCTGCCCTTGTCGAGAACGCGCTCAGGGACGAAGATGCCGCACAGAGGCGACGAACGCCTGTGCGGAGGTCTCATGACGCGCCCCCTGACGCCCCGAGAGAAGTACCTCGAGCTCCTGGGCGACGCCGCCCTGCTCACCGATCACTTCCGGGACCTGATGGCGAAGTACCAGGCGGGCGACCGCCTGGTCCGCTCGGCCCGGGCCTTCGCCAAGGGCCAAAGCACCGCCGCGCTCGTGGCCCACCACGTGCGCTGGGCGGAAGACGAAGGCTACGAGCGCGGCTTCGCTGTCGGGGGCGGCGCAAGCCTCCAGGGTGCCGACGACGCCCTCAACCCCCAGGGCGCCCCCTCGCCACAAGGCTTCCGCGTCTCGCCCCTCCCGGGCGGCGAGACCGTGCAGGAGATCATTGACCGCCGCGCCCGGTCGACGAAGTTGAAGCGCCAGCGGCGCAAGGCGCTACACGCCCGCGTGGTCCACATGGACACCCCCGAGCCCGTCGGCATCCTGTTCCACGGAGACCCGCACCTCGACGACGACGGCACGGACATCGAGCTCGCCATGCTCCACCGCGACATCTGCATGCGCGAGCCCGGCCTGCTCCGGGCCTGCGTAGGGGACGTGCTCAACAACTGGCCCGACGCGGGCAAGCTCGCCGTGCTCTACAAGAAGCAGGGCACGAACATCGAGGAGGCGTGGAAGATCGCGGAGCACTGGATGCGTGGCGGTCGGTGGCTTGGTTTCGTCGGCGGCAACCACGACAACAACATGGGCCAGTTGGACGCCACAAGGCTCCTCGACGTCGAGACCACGCCCGCCGCTGGCGACGACCTCCGTGTGGAGCTCCGCTGGCCCGGACTCGACCCGCTCCGCATCCACATGAGGCACAACTTCTCGGGGCGGTCGCAGTGGAACCCCGTGCACGGCGCCATGAAGGAGGCGCAGATGGGTGGGGACTGCGACGTCTACGTGCAGGGCCACCACCACGAGCCGGTCATCATGAAGGCCCGGACGAAGCAGGGGAAGCCGTACATCGCGGCGAAGGTGGGCGCCTACAAGGTCGAGGACAACTACGCCCGGCGCCTCGGCTTCGCCACCGGCATCGGTGGCGGCGAGGCCATGCTCCTGGTGGTCGACCCGCTTGAGGAGGACCCGCAGGCCCGGTTCGACCTCTTCGACTCGGTCGACCGGGGCCTTCTGGTTCTTCGGGCGCTGCGGGAGCGGCGGGGGCGCTAGGGGTTAGGGGGCGCTAGGGGTT